TTTGCTCCCACTCCGGGAACTCCGGTCACGGTTTCCCAGTTAGAGGCGCTCTGGGAGAGCGCCATAGCCATTCTTTACGCCGACATCGTGGCGAACATGGACGTACTCCCGGCCGGACACGCCGGACCGGGGCTTCAGACTCCTATCGGAATTCCAGGCGAGGTGTTCACGGGGGCCGGCGCAGGCGGAACGACTCAAACGAATGCCGCTGAAACTATTATCGGGATGGGAAGCGTTCAATGAGCGATCTCGGAATGAACCTCGTGACAAACGATTTAGATATCCGAAACGGAGACCTTTATCTCGTCACCGGCACCGACGCCATCGCTCAGAACCTTCAACAGACGCTCCAGCTCTGGCTCGGCGAGTGGTTCCTAGACACGACCAAGGGCATTCCGTTTAAACAGCAAATCCTGATCAAGAATCCAAACTTAGACGTCGTACAGGCGGACATTGTAAACGCGGCCGTCGCGGTTCCGGGCGTAACTCAGGTCATGAACGTGACCTTCAACTACTCAAATCAAAGCCGGACCTTTTCGATTTCAGTGGATGCTCAGACCAGTACGGGGGAGATTATAACCGTGCCAGCTCAAATTACTTTACCAACTAACTCTACGATCCAAGGGACGCCATCATGAGCGCTGGCACTGGGTATGGCGTAACGGTCCAAGGCTTCGTTCTTCCGCTGCTCACCGATCTTCTTACCGATCTAAATAATGCGGTTCAGGCTCAATTCGGGGCCGACGCGAACGTAGCCCCTCAAGCTTTTTTTGGTCAGCTCAATGGCATCATTGCAGAGCGCCTGTCGCTCGTGTGGCAAGCCATGCAGGATACCTATTTCTCTGCCGTCCCTGACGAGGCTTCCGGCGCGTCTCTGGACAACGTGGGCGCGCTCCGGGGGATTCCAAGACTTCAGGCGTCTGCATCCGTTCAGCAAAATGAAAAGCTTTTTGGTGTCAGTGGCACCCTGATCCCTGCCGGGACTCAGTTCTCGGTTCAGAACGCGCCAGCGAGCGTGTTCGCGACTGCGGCCGATGCGACGCTTGGACCTGGGGCGAACTGCATTCAGACGCTCACATTTTCCGGAACGCCGGTCAGTGGTGTTTGGACGGTTGCGAACGCTGAGCAATCCACCGGAAATCTCGCGTACAACATCACGGCGTCTGTTCTTCAATCTGCGATTCAGACTCTTCCTTTTTGCTCTGGGTGCACCGTCACCGGAAGCTATACCGCAGGATTTACTGTCAATTTCAATGGTGCCGGAACCGGCGGCCTCATGGTTCAGCCTCAGTTCACATCAACATCGACGATGGTCACTTCGGGAAGTACGCCGGTCACCGTCGCCACCGAAATCACACAAGCCGGTGTCGATCAGCTTTCCGTCACGCTCACGGCTACCGACACCGGTCCGATCATCGCGAACGCAGGAACGCTTACCAACATCCTGACTCCCGTATCCGGCCTCACGAACGCGCTCAACATCACCGACGCCACTGTGGGCTCGAATGTCGAAACGGATACCGCCTACCGCGCGCGTATGGCGGAAGAGCTTCAAATCGCTGGCGCAGGCACCGTGGAAGCGATTCGGGCGAAATTGCTAGCAACTACCGGCGTTGAATCCGCGCTCGTTTACGAAAATGTGGACGACGTTCCAGACGGAGACGGAAGACCTCCGCATTGCTTCGAGTGCGTCGTCAACGGCGGGACCGACGCGGCGGTTGCGGAAGCCATTTGGCTTGCGAAGCCGGCCGGGATCGAAACTTACGGGTCGAGCAATTATACGATCACCGATTCGCAGGGGCAGACTCACGTCATTTACTTCTCACGGCCGACACTCGTTGACGTCTACATCACGGCCAACCTGCTCGTGAACTTGAATTTTCCATCGAACGGTCAGGCGCTCATTCAAACGATTTTTGACACCTACATCAACAGCCTGAATCAAGGTGTGAGCGTTATCGTGGATCCGTACCTGACGGCACAACTCGCGAGTATCCCGGGCATCGACTACGCGACGATTTACGTCTCGACCACGCCGGGGCCAACGGAGTCGAACAACATTCCGATCGCGGCTTACGAGCAGGCGTTCACTCAAACTGATTTCATCATCATCAACAAGAGCGCGGGGTGATGATTGTTTACTCCGATTAATAACCACGTAGAGCAGGCAATTGCGAGACTGGTCACCCAGTACAAAAACGCGCCTAATTTGCAGGGTTTAATCACTGCTATCGTTGAGCAGATTCAGATCATCGAGAACTCGCTCACCGACATGAACACGCTTCGGTATTTGCCGGACGCGCAAGGACAGCAACTCGACAATATCGGTCAAATCGTTGGCATCGCCCGCCCGGCCGGCATGAGCGATGCGCTTTACCTGAACCTCATTCTTGGCCAGATTAAAATCAACACGTCCCAGGGTCAGCCCGAACAGGTCATCCAGCTTTTCCTGCTTTTGACCGGAGCTCCGTTCGTGATCCTTTACGAAGGCGCGAACGCGGAAATTCTGCTCGAGTCTTCATTTCAAGTCCCTGACCAACCGACTGCGGACAATCTGATCGAAACAATATCTCAGGCCACTCCGGCCGGGGTCCGTGTCGACGGAATCGTGTCCTTCGATCCAACCATGGCGTTCGCCTATGACGGCCCGCTGCCCGGGTTCGGGTACGACGATGGAAGTCAAACGGTTGGCGGGAAGTACGCGGAACTTTGGGAGTATGCCGGTGGTGGATTCGCCTATGACGGAAGCGATCCATCAGGGCTCGGGTACGGAAGCCTTTCAGATCCATTGTGTGGAGGGACGTACTTAACATGACCCCAATAGAAGAAATCGAACTTATAAAAGATTTTGAACGATACTTTGAATATCACTCTGATGGTTATTTGATTAGAAAAAAGTCTCTTCCTGGGAGTGGGCCATCTGGTTCTATAGTTAAAAGCCATCCTAATAAGAAAACTGGACATTCAACGATTGGGTTTAAGAAAAAAAATTACTACGTTCACAGGGTGATATTCGCCATTGTGAATGGTTATTTTCCTGATCAGGTCGATCACATTGATCGAAATCCACTTAATAATAAAATTGAAAACCTAAGAGAATGCACAGCTCTTCAAAATATGTGGAACCGGACTAGGAACAAAGACGGAAACATTAAAGGTCTGGATTTTCACGGTGCGACAAATAGGTGGCGCGGTAGAATAAAGGTTTCTGGGGCGGTTCATTTCTTTCAATCTAAAGACAAAGAAAAAGTGATCCTGTGGCTAGCTGAGAGTCGATCTAAGCTACACGGAGAATTTGCATGCGCGTAATTTTAACGTAGAGTTAGGGGAGAAAAGATGTCAAATCCAACGCAGCCAAACGTTTTACCGGCGTGGACCCAGGGGAATAACTCCGTCAGGCAACAGCCGACGGATGGCGAGCAGCTCACCGGGTTTACTCCGAACTTTAGACCTCCTTCCGGATGGCATAACTGGTTGTTTGGTATCCTATCCGACTGGATCGCATGGCTGAATTTCATCACGGCGAACCCGGGCTATTTCCCGGTCAGTAATGCCGGCCACCACGTCGCGACCGCAGGAAACCTTCAGGGTCAGCTCGACCAGCTCGACGCCGTTATGTCGACGCTCGGTTTGGTCGTCATCCCGACCGTTCAAGGCAACGGAACTCAAGTCGCCTTTCCTCTCCCGCAGGCTCCGATCAACGCGAACTCCGCCGTTCCTACCCTGGACGGAGTCGAGTGCCAAGAGTCAGAATATACGGTCGAGCAGATCAGCGGAACGTGGAATGTCGTTTTCGGTACGGCTCCAGCGGCTGGTCAGCAAGTAAGCGGATTTATTTTGACCGGCTCTTCCGGGGTCGGTGTGGGCGGCGGCGTCGGCGCGATTGAGAACGCTCCCGGCGGAGTAGGTATTTTTTATCAGAACGACGTAAACGTTGCGGTTCTGAAGTCACTTATCGCCGGCACGAACATGACCATCACCGACGACGCCGATGGGAACATAACCCTGTCGTCTACTGGCGGCGGTGGCGGATCGATCGAAGTGCATGGCTCTGCATCTGCTCCTGTTTCGGTCGTTCCCGGGACTGGCGTCGTGCCTACTACTGCGGCCGAGCAGGTTTGGTGGATTCAGCCAAGCGCTGGATCGGGAGCGGTGCCGATCACGGCGACTCCTCCTATCGCTGCGGGAACCACGGTCGGGCAGCGCTTGAAACTTAAATCGGTAGCGGCTGCGAACTACCTTACGATTCCCAATGTGTCCGGAGTGGACATGAACGGCCCGATCAACATGGGGACGTATGGTCAGGCGATTGACTATACGTGGGATGGCACTAATTGGTCTGAAGACTCTCGGAGGGTCTAATCATGAAACGGATTTCACTTCTTTTACTGGCTTTTATTTTCACTGCTCAGGCTTTTGCGTCCAGCACTACGATTAAGCAGGCAGACACGATTCAGAACTCGACCGGCGGTAGCGCTCTTTCTGTTCCGAGCACGGGTACGACGTTCGCGACCGACACTAATACGCTTACTCTGACGAGCAAGACGATTTCTGGGGCAAGCAACACGCTCTCGAATATCCCTGTCAGCGCGCTGAGCACGGGGACTGCAATCGGAGTGAATACGGGCGGCACGGGCCTCGCCACTCTGACGGCTGGATACCTCCTATCCGGTAACGGGACCTCGTCGGTTAACCTTATCGCGCCTGGCTCGAGCGGGAACGTTCTGACCTCGAATGGTTCGACTTGGTCGAGTTCCGCTCCGTCTTCGAGCGCCCCTACGGTCGTCTCAACCTTCGCTTCCCCGTCTTCGGTCACGGCTGTCGGCGGCGTCACGTTCACTTCCACCAACGCTTTGACGGTCAACTATATCGCCGGCAGCGGCGGCGCGGTAACGGTCACGGCCAGCCCTCAAATCGCGGCCGGAACGGTCAACGGTCAGATGTTGACCCTGGTCGGAACGAGCGCAACGAATACCGTTAAAATTCAAGACGGCACCGGGCTCGCTTTGAACGGTCCGTGGGTCGGCGCTCTCAGCTCGGTCATCAACCTTGAGTGGGATAACGGGGCTTCCGTTTGGCGCGAAACCTCCCGAAATAACTAAGGGAACCTGCGATGAAACTCAGAGAGCTATTGTGGCTGTTTTTTCTTCCGGGGCTTGCGCTTGCGAGCACCACGACGACTAAACAGCTTGATGCGATTCAAAACTCAACCGGCGGGAGCGCGCTCTCCGTTCCCTCGGTTGGCACTACCCTCGACACAAACAGCAACGCGCTCACCCTGACGAATAAAATCATCTCGGGGTCGAGCAACACGCTCTCGAACGTGCCCGTCGCGGCGAGCCTAGTTCAAGAAATCCCGTCGGGAACTTGCAACGGATCTACGACCGCTTTTACGCTTGCGAACACTCCGGGCGGGTCTTCCAGCGTTTTCCTCACCCTCGACGGCATTGCAATGATCCAGGGTTCGGGTAAAGATTATACCATATCCGGAGCGTCCATCACTTTACTAACCGCTTGCGCTACCGGACAGACGCTGTACGCGATCTATTCCAAGTATTGAAGGAGAGAAACATGAGTAATTTCAAAAAGGTTTTACAGGCACTTGCGATCATCGCGCTGGCCGTCGCTCCTTCGGCCGAAGCTTCTAAGATTCAGCAACAGGGCATCGTGACCTCTTCGGACTGCACTACGCGGGGTATCTCGAATGCGAGCTGCCTCCCGCTCGACACGCAAGTTTACGTGACCGCCAACGGGCTGAACGAGACCTTGAACGCCGCGATTGCGGCGGGGTCTATTGGCGGAGGAAGCAGTGGTGGCGGAGTCCAGCTTCTCTCTAACCCGGGGTTTGAGATTGGGTCGACAGGGGCTCCGCCCGCAAGTTGGACGCTTTCGAGCGCGACCGGGACACTCTCAACTGCGCAGATTTACGCCGGAGCGCAATCCGAACTCCTGACCATTTCTGCTCAGACGCCGGTTCTTTCTCAAGACTTTACGCCTACGCAACCGCTCACCGGAATCAACTTAGAGGCGTCTTGCCATGTCCTGACGACTCTGACCACGGCCCAGGTGTGTGCGCGCGAAGCCGGTGCTTCGCTCGGCTCCTCTTACTGCGTTTCGGTTCCTTCTACGGGCAACTGGCAGTACGTTCCGGTAAACTTCGTTGGGCCTGCTTCGGGATCGATTGGCGTTCAGGTCACGACTTCCGCTTCCGCTACCGGAACGATTTACGTCGACAATTGCTACCTTGGACCTGCGACGAATGTTTCCCAAGTGTCTCAATCTCAGCTTATCGGGACTTCGTTGTGGGCCACTGGCCTGAACTACTGGACGGTCACTCCTGGAACGACCGCTTACACTGCGTTTCCGGCTAACGCGAGTATTCCCGCACCTACGCTTACAGGAGTTCTTACTCAGCCGGCGACTCGTCTTCCTGAAGTTATTATTCCTTCGGCTGCACCGGGAACTTATTACGTCGTCGCGAATGGATCTTTTTTGTGCTCTTCGGTTAGCTGCAATGCCTGGATGTCGTTCTACGACGGGACTTCCAATAGCGTAGATAATATGACTTCTTACACCGGCGGTACGACCGGTGTCGGATCCGGAACGGTTATCGGCACTTTCACCTACACTACCCCTCAAACTAATCTTACGTTTTCGGTTCAAGGCAGAGTGCTTCCAGCTTCAAAGGCGATCGACCTCGGAGATGGTTCTACTTCGGGTGAAACTTTTGGGATCTCCGTTTACTACTTCCCGAGCCAGGCCCAGACGGCGAACACGATTCAAACCACTGCCGCTTCATGGAGCGGTTACCACAGCGCCGCCTCGGGATCGTTTACGATGACGTCCAGCGGGACGGCGAACACGATTACTGATTTCACTTCGGGTCCGGGAACGCTCGTTCTCAATACGCGCACGAGTAACAATATCACGTGCACGAACAACTCCACGACTTTTCCGAGCATTTCTTGCACCTTTCCTAAACAGGGTCGGT